GGTCGGGCGTGGAGATGCGCGCGGATGGTACGGTAATATATGGATCAACTAAAAATACACTACGTGTAACAGCATGTGATGAAAAAGTAATTGTTGACGGAGATGGTGAGCTTCAATATAACGGTAACTTAAAGATGAAGGTTGCCGGTGACTTCGATCTTGAAGTTGGTGGTGACTATAATGTTACAGTTAAAGGTGATATGGAACAAAATGTTACAAGAGGATTCATACAAGATGTTGCCGGTGACGTAGAAAATCAAGTAATAGGTAACAAAAAAGAAATGATTGGTGGAGCTTTAACTTCATTAGTACATGGAAATAGAACAAATCTAACAAAGGGATCATTCGAAGAATACGTAAAATCAAATCATAATTATGCAGTAGGTAATAGCTTAAAGATGACAGCAGAAAATGAAGTAACAGTTTCAGCTCTAAGCACGAATATTTCTGCTTCATCTCTTGCAGTGCTTGGTGATAGTGGAACAATAGGTGGTAATAATATGGTTTACTACGGTCATACTGCACACATACCGAGAGTTAATTCTACTTCAGTTCATGCTACTGCAATGTATGCTACAACCTTTCATGGTGACTTGACTGGTAAAGCTGATTCTGCTAATCATGCAGACTTTGCAACAACTGCAGGACGAGCTCCTCAAGGAGCCGCCGGATCTCCTGGTACAAATGTAAATAATACCACAGTAGCGGCAGACTCCGATACAGTCGCAGGAGGACCGACTACCGACATATTAAATGATGCTCTGTCAAAGTCAGGTGTTGCAATTACAAAGGTGTTCATTGATGAGTATAATAATATGTTTAATGCACTAAATAGATCAGTTCATTACGGAGGTGTATCAAAAGTCGACTTAAATACAAGACAGGCGAGATCAAAGTTAAGAGATCCTAACAACTTAAACAATGAAACCTTTATATCTGCATTATTAAAAGACGGAACAATATCACCTTTTGGTATGCGTCTCTCACCACTGTCAACTGGAAGAATTGTAAGTGAAAAAAAATCACCAAGAAGAGGATCAGATCCTATTGGCAAATCAACAAATCCTAGTAGGGTAATATCATGAGTTTAGTAAAAACAGATTTTTATGTGGATGGAAAATACAATCCGGTATTTCAAGACTTTATAACAAATAAAACTAAGCTATCTCCAGGTATTACTGTGGGTACGTTTTTAGGCGGTATAGGTGACCCCGTTACTTTAACGCATATACTAGAAGAGAGTGAAAAATTAATCTTAGCCAAGCAGTACTCATTACAAGCTAATGCGATGAAAACTATTAATGGCGTTGAAGTTGTTAAAGAGTTTAAAGATTTTAGATTACAAGTTGTGGAAGGATTATATAGGCCGGAAAGTACAGAAGATCTTGATGTTAGTGATGGAATAAATTATTTAATGTCCAAAGGTAGAGCTATAGTATATGAGCTTATAGACTTCAAAGGTAATATTGCTGTAGAGAAAACATTTAACTTAGCAATTTACTGGAAAGATAACTTAAATTTTGACAGGATGATTTTAGATTATGACAACTACAATCCGGATAATACTTTAAATGCGCAGATAATATTAGTAATGCCTGAAGTAATACCTCCTTGGTCAGTTACTTACAATAATAAGATAGAAACTCGATATAACAACATAAACCAGGTTAATGGTGAGCTATTAGAAGTATTACCTACAACAAATGTGAATGAAAGCACATAACTGTTATAAATACAGTTAAAGGAAATCAGCATGCCAATTAGATCTTTTTCAATTGAAGATGGAAACATATCAAGTAAGACTATTATATCAGGTGTAAATAAGTCTTATCAAGATATTGACTTAACTTTTGCAAAGAATGCTGCAGGCGATGTATTTAAAAAAGAGAATGCGGCCGCTGTAAGGCAATCAGTTAAAAACTTATTATTAACTAATTTTAGTGAGAAACCGTTTCAGCCAAGATTTGGAGGAAACTTGAACTCTCTACTTTTTGCATTAAATACTGATGTGGATGATGATGAGTTAAAAGAACAAATATTTGAATCTATAGGAACATTTGAGCCAAGAGCTGAAGTACTTAATATTACAACTAATTTGATAGATGATTCACACGAGATAAAAGTTAGTGTAACATTTAAAGTGGTTAATACTAGCCAAGTAGTTACTACTAACGTAAATTTAACAAGGTTAAGATAAATGACAACAATTATTAGATCAACACAACTTGATTTTGACACCATCAAGGCAAGGCTAAAAGATTATTTAAAGCAGCAATCAGAATTTGCTGACTATGACTTTGAAGCTTCTGGATTAAGTAATATACTTGATGTGTTAGCTTATAATACTCACTTTACAGGACTTACGTCTAACTTTGCATTAAATGAATCTTTTATAAACACTGCTCAGTTAAGAAGCTCTGTTGTTTCATTAGCTGAAGGTTTAGGATATGCACCTAAATCATACACGTCATCTCAGGCTGAATTGAGCTTATCAGTTCAAATATCGGCGAGTGATAGGCCAACTGTACTTACTCTACCGAGAAACACAAAGTTTACAACATCTGTCGCAGGAATAAGTTATACTTTTCAAACAAGAGAAAACTTTACTGCAGTCGATAGCGGCACAGGTTTTTATCAATTTATAAATGGCACAGATGGAAACGATATTCCAGTATTTGAAGGAACAGAAAAAACTAAGACTTTCTTTGTTGGTGATACTACTGACACTCAGATCTTTGTTATACCAGATATTACCATGGATCTTAATACCATTAGAGTTAGAGTATTTAACTCGGCTTCATCTGCTTTATTTGATACGTACACGAACATTAAGAAAGCGATAAGAATAACAGATGACAGTACTTTTTATCAGATAAAAGAAGTTCCTAACGGTTACTATGAAATTTTATTTGGAAATGGAATTGCAACGGGTAAAAGACCGGTAGCTGGAAATAAAATAGTCATCGACTACTTATCAACTGTTGGAACAGTAGCAAATGGAGGTAGCACGTTTACTCCATCCTCTACGTTTAGTGTAGGCGGTGTTGAATATAATATTTCATCCACGACATCGACTGCATCATCAGGCGGAGCATATAAAGAAAATATAGAGTCAATACGACAAAATGCTCCAATATCTTTTATATCTCAAAGAAGGCTTGTTACAGCAGAAGACTATAAAGGACAGATCTTATCAAATTATGGTGCATACTTGGATGACGTGACCGCGTACGGAGGTGCAGACTCAGTACCAGCAATTTATGGTCAAGTATTTGTAGGATTAAAATTTAAAGATAACATTAATGCGACAGTTAAGCAGACTGTAAAAGATGATATAATAACAGAACTTACAGAGAACATGGCTGTTATGTCTATACTAACAGAATTTGTTGATCCTGTTGAAACTTTGCTAGAAGTACAGACTACATTTAACTTGGATCCTGACTTAACTAATGCCACTGCACAGGCAATTCAAAACTTAGTTCAAACAACAATCAATAACTTTTTCAGTGCTAACTTAGGTAAGTTCGATAAAGTTTTTAGAAGATCAAATCTATTAACTATTATAGATGCTATTGACTCTGCAATATTAAATTCCAAGATGGATATTAAAATGAAACAGAGTTTTGTTCCAATTTTAAATAGCCCACAAGCTTATAAAATCATCTTTCCGGTGCCATTAGCAGAACCGGATCCTACTGTAGCTACAATATCATCTACTCAGTTTACATTTAATTCACAAACATGTAGCATAAGAAATAAAGTAAATGATACGAAATTACAAGTTGTATCAGTCGATGGCACAATTGAAGTTGATAATGTTGGTTCATATAGCAACACCGGTGGAATAGTTGACTTAGTAGGATTTAAACCTTCGGCGATTGAAGGAAGTGCTATAACGCTTACGGTTACTCCTGCTAATCAGAGTACAATAAGGCCATTAAGAAATTATGTTATAGACATTGACACGTCACTTTCATCTTCAAGAGCAATATTAGATTTTCAAAATACATCGGTAAGTATATAAATGACAATTGACTATCATAGTAAAAGACGATTAAAAAACTTTAATGTTAGGAAAGTAAGAGAAGCTTTACCTGAATTTTATACGTCTGAGTTTCCAACACTAGTAACGTTCTTAGAAAAGTATTATGATTTCTTAGACTCATCTGGTGGTACGCATGCTTTTGGTGATGATAACCGTAGTATCTTTGCCACAAAAGATATTAGAGAAACTCCTTCAGATCGACTTGATAACTTAATAACTGAAATAAGTGGTGGCCTTAAATCAGGAGATATCTTTTCTAATGCAAGATATGCTGCAACTCGTTTAGCAGAACTAACTAAGCTAAAAGGTAGTAGGTTTGGAATGGAAGAATTTTTTAGGTTATTCTTTCAACAAAGAGCTGAAGTTGAGTATGGTAAGGAATCAATATTTACTATTGGCGACTCTGCTAGTCAGATTGGAGTAGAGTCTTTAAAGTTTATACAAAATAATGAGTTATTTCAAACATTTGGCTTACTTATAAAGACTGGCATATCAGTAAATAACTGGAATGAGCTATATAAGAAGTACGCACATCCAGCTGGTTTTTATTATGCAGGTCAAGTGATATCAGATGCTGAAGCCCTGAATCCAATTACGGCACCGTTATCAATAGATGATAGCGCAGATACAACTGTTATTTCACAAGCTATTAATCCAATGTTAACATTATTCACTCAACCTACTACGTTAATTGAGTCTGATGGTAGCCTAATAAGACAGTCTAATCTAAATGAACTTGTGGCCGATTATGGCACTATCTCTCTTGATAGGTTAGATAAAACATATCACACGATTAGACAAATTATTACTCCAAACTCATTTACATTTGATGATAGTAGTATCAGAGACAGTGATGAAAATGCTACACCGGACTTCTCGCTAAATGTAGAGACAATGGATAATGATTTATTTACTACATCTGACTCAGCTATCTAGTATAAATAACACTATTAATTAGGAAACAAAATGACAAGACAAGATATTAATATAGGTTCTTCAGCCAACGACGGTACAGGCGATACTCTTAGGTCTGCAGGAACCAAGATCAATTCTAATTTTAAAGAACTATATACGCAATTCGGTGGTGATAGTACAACGTTAAGTACATTGACTATAATAAAAGATTCTGGCGGAACTGGTGCAATTATATTTGAAGGCACGAGCGCTGACGATTTTGAAACGAAGTTAATGGCCGCAAATCCAACAAGTGTTGATAAAACTGTTCAGTTACCTGATGCTACTGGAATAATCGTCTTAAAAGATACAACTGATGTTTTAACTAATAAAACATTAACATCAGCAACTTTAACGACTCCTAAAGTGAATGATACAAGTTCAAATCATACATACACCTTAGTGCCTGGAGAGTTATCTGCTAATAGAAATATTAACTTACCAGTTCTAGCTGATAGTGATACGATTACATTTATTGCGGCAACACAGACCTTAACTAATAAGACACTAACATCTCCAAGAATTGGTACTGCAATTAATGACACGGCTGGAGCAGAAGTCATAAAGATTACACCTGTTGGAAGTGCTGTTAATGAAATTACTATATCAAATAATTCTAGTGGTAATAAACCTACCGTATCTGCATCAGGTGGTGACGCGAATGTAAATCTAAAACTTGCAGGTAAAGGCACCGGATCCGTTGAGGTTGCAAAACTAGCTTTAACTACCGCGGCCATAAGTTCTGCAGGTGCTGCTCCTTCTGGAGCAACAGTAATAGTTTGTGGTTCAAACAGTGCATTAGCGGTTAGTTTAGCAGATGGAACTACACCGGGAGAATATAAAATTTTTATTAATAAAGAAGCTGGTGTTACTACAATTACCCCTGCTAACTTCAATCATGATGGAGCAAGTAGTACTATTGCTCTTGCACAACATGATGCAGTTACATTAATTTGGGAAGGATCAGCTTGGTACATTACTGGTAACCAAGGCGAAGTAACAGTAGCATAAAGGAATACAAAATGGCTGCAATTATCACAGATAAATTTAAACAACAATTTGCTCAAACAGTTTTTCAGGAATTATTTTTTCCTAGTGCTACTTCTACACATAAGTATTATATTGGCATAGGAAAATCTGAGCAATGGGATAGTAGTGAAACTGTTCCTAATCCTAAAAATTCACCTCGAGATATAAGAAACTTAAGAGCAGGACTGCAATCTATAAAAACTGCAGCAGATCTTTCATTTGTAATACCAAGATATAACTGGACATCAGGTGCGATATATCAAGCTTATGATGATGACTTCACTGAGATACCTAATAATAGCTATTATGTTTTTACCGAAGATAATCAGGTTTTTATATGCTTACAGCAAGGAAAGTCTAATACTGGGAGTATTAATACTTCTACCGTAAAACCAACTAAACCAACCGATGCTACTAAAGCATTGAGACCTTTTAAGCTTAGTGACGGTTACATATGGAAATTTTTATATACTTTAGGCGGTGCTAGATCAGGTAAGTTCTTATCGGCAAACTTTATACCAATCGAAGAAATACTTGATACTACTACCTTGGGAAGAGCACATACATTACTTGAATCTGAGCAGTTGCTAATTCAAAATGCGGCTGTTCCAGGACAGATAACTGCCGTGTCAGTTACGGCAGGAGGAACGGGATATACGAGTGCACCTACTGTAACAATAAACGGTGATGGTGTAAGAGCTGCTGCTACTGCATTTGTGAGTGGTGGATCTGTTGTTAAGATAGAACTGGATTCTAGTACTGATAGTACCATGACTATGGGTCAAGGTTATAATTTTGCTAGTATAGCTTTTAATGGTGGAGGAGGAACGGGTGTCAACGCAAGAACGATAATTGGTCCTGATAGCGGAATGGGTAGTGACCCTCGAGTGGACTTAAAGTCTACATCTCTTATGTTTAACACTAAGCCTGCTGGAATTGAAGACAGTAACTTTTTAACTAGTCAAGATTTTAGACAAGTTGCCTTAATAAGAGATCCTAAAATTGCAGCCACTGACTCTGACTTTTCAGGCACAAGCGGTAAAGTACTAAGATTCTTAAAATTACAGGCAACCGCAAGCACGTCATTTAAAGACGTTGTTATAACAGGACAAAACTCTGGAGCTCAGGCACACATTGATGATGTTGATAGTGATAGAATATTCTTTCATCAGTCAGAACTAACTGGATTTAAACCATTTGTCGAAGGTGAGGTAATACAAGGTGGTGGCGCTTCCGGAACATTAGTTGGATCCGGAGTCGATGGGGATACGGATGCTTTTACTATTGATGATATCGAAAAATTGTCTGGAGACATATTATATATAGAAAATAGAGCACCTGTTTTTAGATCAGCAAACCAGACAGAAGACATAAAAGTTGTGATTACACTTTAAGGATATAACATATGACTACAACACTTACAACCAATGCATTCAAGACAACTTATAAAGATGACTTTACAGATAGCGCTGGTTATCATCGAATACTCTTTAATGCTGGTAAGGCTTTACAAGCTCGCGAAGTAACTCAATTACAATCTATACTTCAAAATCAAATACAAAGATTTGGTGATAACATATTTAAAGAAGGTGCTGTCGTTAAGCCAGGTGGCGCTAACATAAATCCTAAGTATGAATTTATAAAACTAGATACAACCACTAATACTTTACCTACAGATACTCTATCTTTAGTAGGAACTACATTTACTGGAGCTACTTCTTCAATTCAAGCTAAAGTACTAGAAGTTTTAGCAGCTTCTGGATCAGATCCTGACACAATATATGTTCAGTATACTAATACAACTTCTGCTACAGTGTTTACGAATCCTATTAGAATGAGTGCTGGCGAAAATATTAGTAACGGTTCTACTACTCTGACAGTTCAGTCTACAAACACAACTGTTAATCCAGCAGTTGGAGTAGGAACTTTAGCTACCCTTGCTTCAGGAATATATTATGCAAGAGGTCATTTTGTATTTACATCAAATCAGTCAAAAGTTATTTCAAGATATACAGATATACCTTCAGCTAACTTAGGTTTTATAGTTTCAGAAGATATCGTAACAGCAGCTGATGATACGAGCTTATTTGATAATCAAGGTGCGGCTCCTAACTTAACTGCTCCTGGTGCGGATCGCTATAGAATTACTCTATTCATCGCCGTTGAAAGCGAAGTAAATTCAGACGAAAACTTTATACATGTAGCAACTGTTAAAAACGGTGAGATCTTTAATGCAATATCAGTAAATGATGCATATAATATCCCAAGTGATGTCATAGCTAAGCGTATATTTGAAAACTCAGGTGACTACATAGTAAAACCATTTGATATAAACTTTTCTTTAGATTCTGAAAGCACTCATTTAAACTTAAATGTTAGTCCTGGTACGGCAGTCGTAGATGGTTTTAGAGCCTCAAGAGATTTTCCTAGTACAATAAGAATTAACAAGCCTACTAAAACTGTTACTATAAACAATGATGTTACAGCAGTTGATTATGGTAATGCAGTAGTAGTAAATACTGACAGCTCACCAGAAACTGACGGGTTACCTGATCTTCCGGGTGCAACTAATCCGTTTCCTACACTAAATTTAAGAAATGCAAAGAATCATGGAGGTTCCACAATTGGAACTGCTAAAGTTAAGGCAATTAGCCACTTTGAAAATAAGTTGAAGTACCACTTATTTGATGTACAAATGAATTCCGGACAAGCTTTTAGAAATGTTAAGAGTATAGGTACAAGCACATCAGAGTACTTTAATCCTGAACTTGAAAACGTTAAGGCAGTATTGAAAGATCCATTTAATACTAAAGCTTTGTTTCCTGTCACAAATATTAGACCTAAGGCTATAACAGATATATCATTTGCGGTTCAGCGTCGATTTACTGCAACTTCCAATGGGTCTGGCCAAGCTTCAATAAGCTTATCTGCATCAGGAGAAACATTTACAAATGTTAGTGAATGGATTGTAGGAAGTGACAGTAGTGTAATATATCCAAGTGTAGATTTTACTAATCCTTCGATTGGTGGAAATGGAACACAATCATCAACTATAACAGGACTGCCTGGTAGTCAAAACGTTGAAATTTTAGCATATGTTAATAAGGGAAGTCCTTCAATAAAAACAAAGACATTAACTACTATAACTGAGATAATAGCTGGTTCAACTTCATTAGGGCTATCTAAGCCTGATATATTTGATGTAGTTGAGGTTATAAAGGCCGGCGATAGTAATACTTTAAGAACGAATAATTTTACACTCGATGACGGTCAAAGAGATAATTTTTATGGTTTAGGTAAGTTAAACTTAAAACCTGGTCTTTCAACGCCAGATTCATGTCAAGTAAAATACAGGTATTTTGAACATGGAGTTGCTGGTGATATGTTTGCGGTTAACTCATACACCGGTCAAGTAACATATGATAAAATACCTACATTTAGAACTGGTAATGGCAGAAAAGTAAAGCTTAGAAATTACTTAGACTTTAGGTCAGTTGTTCATGCAGATGGAACATTCACTGGTTCATCTGCTAGAGTAATTGAGCAGCCTCAACCAGGAACATTAGTAACAAGTGATAATGAATACTTTTTAGCTCAAGCTGGTAAGCTTGTAATAGATAGAGAAGGTGTTATAAGATTTATTACTGGTATGTCTGATTTTAACCCAGTTCCACCTAACACACCTGATCAAACCTTAGGTTTATATGACGTATTTTTAAGACCAAATACTGATAATGATTCTGACTTAATAACTAGTAAATTAGAGCACAGAAGATTTACTATGAAAGATATATCTAAGCTTGAAACTAGATTGAGTAATGTAGAGGAAGTAGCTTCTTTAAATTTATTAGAAGTTGATACTAAATACTTACAAACTCTTGACTCAGCTGGTAATGATAGAACTAAGTCAGGTTTCTTTGTAGATAAATTTTGTGATCATACTTTTACTGACGCCAGATTATCAGAGGGTCATCGTGCTTCAATAGATCCTCTTAATCATTATATGAGACCTGCGTTTTATGAAGATAATGTAAGGCTTCTTTATGATTCAGCGTCTTCTACTAACACCATACGTAAAGGCGATAATGTTTATATGGCGTATGATGAAGTACCATATATTAATCAGAGTGAGGCCACTAAGTTTGTTTTATTAAATCCATTCGCAGTGGTAATATATGAAGGACTAGTAACTTTATCTCCAGCATCCGATGAGTGGAGAGACGTAAATAGATTACCTGATAAAATTATTACAGGCGGTACCAGACTTGCCTCTTCTAATGCTTATAATTGGAATAACTGGTCCTGGAGTTGGGGCGGTATTCCAAATGAAAATTTAAATGTTGGTTCAAGTACAAATAGTCAAGGAGGAATGGTTAATCGAATTGTAAGTGAAGAAACAATTCTTGACCTAGTCGAAGACAGAGTATTACAAACTGCGTTATTACCTTTTATGAGATCAAAGAAAGTTCATTTTAAAGTTCAAGGTCTAAGGCCTAACACAAGAATGTTTGCATTAATGGACGGAATAAATATATCTGCTTTTGCAAGAGCCGAGACATTTGTCTTTCACGGTGCAGATACTACAGACTTTGGCAATACATTAAATGGTTTAACAGCGCATCCTGATGGAACTAATACTATTACATCAGATAACAATGGCGAAATTGCAGGATCTCTTATTATTCCAAATAATGATAGTATAAGGTTTAGAGTTGGGACTAGACAAATCAAGTTCTTGGATATAAGCGTTGATAAAGAAGTAGATGCAGGCTGTATAGCTCGAGCTACTTACTCTGCCACTGGATTCTTAGATACAAAGAAAGCAACTTACTCATCTACTCGACAACTAAACGTCCAAGGATTTAACGTACCGCCTCCGGTATATCATAATAATGATGATAATAATGACGGAAATGGACCAAGCCCAGGCGGTGGCAGTAATAATAATGTTAGTAACAGTAGCTTAGGTTACTCAAATATGGGAATTGACGAAGCTCCTGGAGATAATAGCGATAACAGTAGTGATGGTGGCACAGGAACTTATATTTGTACTGCAACATTTAATAGCGGGTTTATTACCAATAATCATTTTAGTATACTTCGAAAGTATGGAGTGAAACTTAGAAAAACAGATCCTCTCTTATTTGTGGCTTATGATTGGTTTGGACCAAAGATAGCTAATGCATTAGGAAATAAATATACAGGAGTATTTTTAACTAAGTATTATAAAGCTAAATATAATAAATCTAAACTTACCATGTCACAAAAAGCTTTTGATATTACTTCAAAATATATTATGAGACCAGCGTGGCGAGCTTTAGGAAAGATCTTAACAATGAAAAAGGATAATCAAAAATGGCAGTAACATCAACCGGTTATCAACTCAATAAGCAGCCAATTGGTCAATCATTCTTTGTTGATGAGACAAATGGAATATATGTAACAAAAGTTGACTTATTCTTTGCTACAAAAGATTCATCTTTACCAGTTCAAATACAATTAAGGCCAATGGTAAATGGACTTCCTTCAGCCAGTGAAATAATCCCAGGGTCACAAGTAGCAAAGTCTTCGGCTCAAGTAAATGTTGATCTTGTAGGTCCAGCACTAACCGCGACTTCGTTTACTTTCGATGAGCCTGTTTTTTTAAAAGGACAAGAAGATTACGCACTAATTGTAACTGCTGATTCAAAAGATTATCAAATATATGTAGCTGAAATAAATGAATTTACATATGGATCAACTGAAAAACGAGTAAATAAACAACCTATCTCTGGAAGTTTATTTTATTCCCAAAATGGTGTAACATTTACACCAGCACAAAATCAAGACTTAAGCTTTGTTTTACATCGTGCGCAGTTTAAAGGTACTAGTGCAACAGTTAAGTTAAATAATGCAGCTCTGCCAAAGTCAACATTAAGAACAGATCCTATAACTACAACTGCTAGTAGTAATGTTTTAAAATTCTTACATTTAAACCATGGTTTACAAATAGGAGATACGGTTGTTATAAGCGGAGCGACTGCATTTGGTGGATTAACAACAGCACAAATAAATGGAAGTAGAGCTATCATAAATAGAGATTTCACAGGCTATACTGTTCAAGCTGGAGCTAATGCTAATAAAAGTAATATCGGTGGTGGAAGCGTAGTTCAGTGTACAAAAAATATATTATATAGTTTGATATATCCAGCCACAGCAACACTAGAACCTAAAGATACTACAATCACCGCGGCTATAAAGACAACATCAGCTAAATCGTTTGCTGGAACAGAGACTGCATTTCAAAAAAGATCTACCTTTAGTGGTATAAAATTAAATCAAAATAATGAAGGAACAGAAATGTTCTTAGTAGCTAATGGAACATCAGAAACTGCGGAGTTAGGATCAGGTGTAAAATCACTAGAAATAAACGTTAATATGACATCATCTGCTAATAATGTTTCGCCTATGATTGACTTACAGAGAACATCGGCAACTTTAGTTAACAATATTATTGATAAGCAAGCATCAACAACTACTACAGGATTCAATGTTCCTTTAGCCTTTGTTGTTGAAACTGCACCGCGTGGTAGTCATGCAGCAACACACATAAGTCGAGTTATAACATTAGAAACTGACTCAGTAGGTCTAAGAGTCTTACTTGAAGCCAACATACCGGAAGAGTGTGACTTTCAGTTATATTTTAGAACAGGAACTGCTGATGAGATATTAAATGAAAAAACATACACTTTAGCTACTGCCGAGAATATATTACCTAAAGACAATAATCCTACAATATTTAGAGAGTATAGATATCTTATAGGCGGCCAAGGTGGATCCATGGCTGCATTTACTAAGTATCAGTTAAAGATAGTTATGAGGAGCACAAATCAAGCACGCGTTCCTAAGTTTCAAAGTTTAAGATCAATTGCATTGAGTGTTTAATATGAAGCATACTAGAGTTGAAGGTCACTGGGGTTACGTTAAAGATGAGAACGGGGCTGTATTAAATACTAATAAAGAAGAAATTAAAGCTGCTCAAAGAAGAAAAGCTCAACGACTTAGTCAAGAAAAAGAATTAAGTGAATTAAAAGATGAAGTATGCGATATTAAAAAAATGTTAACACAAATTGTAGAGAAGTTAAATGGCTAAAACAGTTATAAACCTAGTAGATCCTATATCAACACTTGTTGTAAAAACAAATACTATATCAAATCATCTAGGTGATCTCACTCAACTCAATGTTGGAGGAGCAAATGATTCCGACTTAGTTCAGTCAATGAACTATGTAAATGAGATCGTACAAAAAACTGACTCAGATGATATTATAGGATTAATTAAATCAAGCCTACAAAAAGATAGTGCAAACGGTATAGGCTTTGATTCTGCAGCCGGAAGATTCTTTGTACCTTCAAATACAATTAATACGGCTATGATTGAAAATAATGCTATTAATGCTGCTAAAATTAACGCTGGTTCAGTTGGATCATCTGAACTCGCAACTGACGCAGTAACAGCAGTTAAAATAACTAACTTAAACGTAACAAGTGATAAAATAGGCAACTCTGCAGTAATTACTGCAAAAATAGCAAATGCTAATGTTACTACTGCAAAAATAGCAGATGCTAATGTTACCACGGCTAAGATTGCAGCTGATGCCGTAACTGGAGCAAAGATTGCAGATGACGCAATTAACTCAGAACATTATACCGATGGTTCAATAGATACTGCACACATTGCAGATGCTAATGTTACCACCGCCAAGATTGCTGATAATGCAATTACTCTTGCTAAACTTGAACATCAAACTGCAAATCATGTTTTAAAGATGTCTAGTTCAGGTGTTCCAAGCAGTGGAACAATTACTGCAAGTAATATTGCAAGTAGTGCTGTTACTACGGCCAAGATAAATGATGCCGCTGTAACTACAGCGAAAGTTGCAGATGCATCAATTACACCTGCAAAGTTTGCATCAGGCGCTGTAGGTCAAGCTCAGATTGCGACTAACTCAGTTACAACTGTAAAGATAGTAGATGCTAATGTTACCACGGCTAAGATTGCAGATAATGCTATTACAATTGCAAAACTTGAACATAGAACTGCTAATCATGTATTATTAATGTCGGCTAGTGGTGTTCCGGAAAGTGGACTTATTGGAGCTAATAATATTGCATCTAATGGTATTACCACAATAAAAATAACTGATGCGAATGTTACTACAGCTAAAATAGCGGCTGATGCAATTACTAGTGCTAAGATTGCGGATAATGCTATTAACTCTGAACACTATGTAGATGGTTCTATTGATCGTGTTCACTTAGCAGCTGATATTATTGATGGAACTAAAATAGCTAACGATGTTATTAATTCAGAACACTATGCAGCTGGTTCTATCGATGCCGAGCATTTAGCTTCTAATTCAGTTACTACGGCAAAGATATCTGATAATCAGGTAACAGAGGCAAAGATGGCTAATGATGCTATTGGTTCAGCCGAAATGAAATCACTATCAACTCTCTTAATTAAAAATTCAGCTGGAAGTACAGTTAAAACAATACATGGTGCAGGTGCTTAATAATGGCAGTAAGAACGCCTTTATATTGGGATGGAAGTAGTCTTCGTGAAATGTCTTCCACAATGGTTACTCAGTTAGTTAATAGAGCTATAAACTCTCATACTGATCCTAGTGCTGCATTAAATGTTGTTTCAAGTAGTGGAAGTCTTACGGCAATAAGTGATACAAGAATGCAAGCTGGTGCTGCAAGATCATTCACTAATAGGTTTCCTACTGAAGGAGAGACTGCAGAGCCAAGTCAGATCACAGTTTCGTATGATAAGATAAGTCAACAAAATGCAAGTGTTAGTCAATCTGATACTAATAATAGAGCCTATCCAGTATTTTGGAATGGTAGTGATATTCAATGTATGAGTGCTACTGATATGTTCGATACTTTTATTTCTTCTGCAATAGTTACCTTAACTGATGGTAATGATAGACCAGGTATATTTAAAATACACACTGCAACTTCTTTATCTGGTCATTCATTAAAATCGAGCACTCCTGTCTTTAGTGACACACGTGCAAACACTGGAGCCTACACTGCAGGCGGTATTACTGAAACACAAGATCAACCTACAACAATTACAAACTATTATTTGTTTAGAAAGAATGCGGAAAGTGCGGTATCATATACAGCACCACTTAAACTAGATGACAGCAGTAACTTACAAGCATATAGTGATGCAACCTTAGATGCCATGTTTTTAGCTGAAATAAGATATCATACTGTAAATACTTCTGGATCACGCATCGTTTATAGTATAAATGGCGCTGGTAATAATAGAGGGTCAGGCATGGTAGATACAAGATTAAATGGAAGCGGTTCTTTTAATACACGATTTATCAACATTAACGACTATCGTGCTCAAGAGTTTCCAAACGGTAGTGCAATTACCGTCAACACATATTTTTTAAAGATGACAAGGAGCTAATAATGGCTATTAAAGGGCATGAGTTTTTAACTGCACATTTTTCAGACAATGAAAGAACTATAGTTGAAGCATATTGGACTACTCCTGATGGTAAAGAAACAAGAGTAGAATATATCGAAGCTAAAGAAGGTGACGTTAGCTGGGAAGAATTGTTAACACATATTGACATTGACACGTTGCATGAATTAACTTATAAAAATATTAGAGCATCTGATAATGCTTATAAAGATCAGGTTATGGAAATTGCTAAGAGTAGAGGCATGGTTTATGACATTGATTCAATCAATACAGACATATATAAAGCCATAACTGCCGCTATCTTTAAACCATTTGATCCTGAAGAAGATAAAGAAAAGCTTTTTATGTTTAAGTTACAGCTATTTGAATTAGATCAAATTAAAAGTAGTACCGACAGAACAAAGAAAGCTGAGCTAAGAAAATCTAAAAGTATCATGGAAGCTTTAAAGATGGCTATTGATATTGTAGAAAGTACTTCTGACACCAGTGAGTAGATTTCATATATTCGTGCCTTTGATTAAATAAATATACGTTATACTTTTTTTCAGTAGTTATTGTTTGAAATGAACAAAAGCCTTCAGTAAAAGTCTTAGGGCGATAAACTTCATACAGATATTGATCTATACCTCTGTAATACTCTCTCATCATAGCTATCCAGTCATCATTCCAAAATTTAAATATTCCAGATCTATCACCTTGCCAAGATATAATGCTAGAATTTAATGGTGTATGAAATGCTCTTCTCCACCATGCATGACACACGGTAAGATCTTGTTTTAAGAACTGATTACAGTCACCTTTTATTAAAACATCTAAATCGAAATAAATATTTTGCCCATCTCTAAATTTATCAAACATCTGGAGTTTATCATAAACACCACCGTATATTTCTTTCGTAATAACTTCAAATGAATTGTATTTAAGTTGAGAATAAGTATCTATCATATGTTTCAGATTATCTGTGTACCACTGATCATACTTGTCTCCAGTGTTAACGCATATTACTCTCATATTTTTTAATAAAATCTTTCCACATCGGCCGCCAATCTAAATTACGATTTTTTGATAATCTATCACAATACTCCATAAACTGATCATGCGGTTTGTTTTGAGGCTGTTTAAGTTCAGCTATAATGTAAGGAAACTCATAATACTTTTCAATATATTCATCTTTCATTTTTTGAGGTAAGTTTCTTATACTAAGATATTTTGGTCCTCTTACTATGTTTCTAAATTCTATTCCGCCTTTTATATAAAAATTATTAGTATAGTAGTCACGAATTTGTAATATGTTATCAATATTTAATATTGATATTGTACAATTAGCCTTATAATACACATCATATTCTGAAATTTCTCTTAAGTTGTATTCAAATTTTTCAACATCAATTGGATAACGCATATATGATAACTTATCGCCATAATGATCTACAGAAATACCTACATGAAACCTTTCAAATTTAGGTGCTATATCCATTATACTTTTATTTTTATAATGAATATTTGTTAGATTGCTATCTTGAGAAACTCTAATGTTTTTAGCATGCTCTTCTGGTATTGCTTCTAAAAATTGCCAATACTTTGGAAGTTGTAATGGTTCACCACCAGTCATATGAATATATTTTATAAGATGCATATTGTCTAATATGTGTTGTAAGTACTCACCCCAATCTTTGTGATTGTATTTTACTGAATCAGTTACGTTTAAATCTTTTTTAATAAACTTATCATAAAGCTCTGTATTTGTTTTTGGAAATATTTTATTTAATTCTTTTTGTCTTTCTGTAGAATTGTATGGATGACACATATAACATGCTAAATTACAATAGTTACCAAACATTCTTAATTTTATAAAAACATCTCTTATTTGTGTATCAACTCCATGTCTTAAAAATTGTTTTTCTCTATAAGATGTGCCTGAATCCTTTTCTATTTGATAGCAAGTTTTGCATTCAGGCAATAACTCTCCTTCAAACATTTTCTGTCTTATTTCTTCCATCTCTTCTGAAAGAAAATAATCAAAGGGAAGTGTTCTATCTTCATTATAAGTAGTTATTTTTTTATTAGCTTTTGCATGACAGCATAATCTATATCGTCCAGCATTGTCTGCATAAATTTCTTTAAAAGCAGCAGGACAAAGCGATTTGTTTTTACGCATTATTTCTTTATATTTTTCCAAAACTTATCTCGAATTCTTTATTAACATGATGCAGCAAATGAGCTGCTGCAGATGGTTTTTTGCAGTATCCGTCTAAAATAAAATTCCATGGCATACCTATATCTGCATAGGGTATGTCATATTTCTCTACTATATAGCTTAGATATACTTCATTATTATGAAAAAAAGAATTACTTATTTCATTAGGATATAAATTATCTTCTATAGCTTCTTCTAAAACATCATATAAAATATTTTTTTTATTACTAAAATTAATTTGATATGCTATGTTTCTATTGCAACCTATCACACCAGTATTTATTAATAAATCATTTCCATTTATTCCGTTTAAAGATAGCATAGCGTTTTTTGCACAAGTTTTTACATAAACATTTTGCTGGTGTTGTTGCCTGCCCTTACGTAGCCATTTTCTTAAATCAGTTTCTTTTGGTTTTCTTATTAATCCGTAACTAGTTAATTTGTTCATATCATGAAACTCAAAGTAATTAACCTTTGTCATTGGCACGACATCAAAATCTAAATACAGCATTTCATCATAATCTTCTGCATGCTTTTCCAGTAAAAGTAACTTTTCAAACTGTACATCATTATAATCTACTGTTGAAGTTTTATGCAATGTATAATCTGCATTACAAAGTTTAGCATACTGCTTTTGACTTTCTTCTAGTTTATGTTTGTATTTTTCAAATTGTGATTTTTTAAAATCTGTAGCAGATGTATGTGCATCTAAATTATTAGTGTATATACTATAAATTATTCTTTTCATACCAGTCCTTTACATATTTAAAATTCTTATTAATAACATGAACTATGTTAGTATATTTAGGAATATAATTCCATTTATCCATAAAATGATGCCATTCTTCAGTCAAATACTGTACACTTACATTATTTATTTCCATCTTATAACTCCATATTGTTTCATTATCATATCCAAAAATATTTTGTATATGTGTAGGGAACATAGAGTCTTTATCTTTAATTAAAAAATTCATTTTACTTATTAATTTGTCAAATTCACTCCAGTAATTTAACTTTTTTAAGTGATATCGATTAATTCCAACGATACCTGTATTATATACTTCATTTTTACCAGACATATTTGATTCCAATAATAAAGCTCTACAATTCCAATATTTTGCTGTAGGCGATCTTACGCTTTGAGAAATTTTTTTTATATTCTTAGTATGCAAATTTGTATCAACATGAGATTTATTTGTAAGTATTGCAATGCCTTTTGTGAGATCCCAAGTATCGAAAAAATTATTATTACTAACTGGCACTGCATCAAAATCTAAATAAAGAATGTCTTCATACTGTTTTGATAACTCATACATTAAATAAATTTTATAAAAGTTTACAATATTATATGTAGTAATTTCAGGATATTTATCAGTAAACCATTTCTTATAATCTTTAAAATCATTATCATACTCAAATAATTTATAATCAACTCCAGTATTTCTTGCATAATTGACATGCATTTGCTTAAGCCAATCATAATATTTTTTCATTTCTCTTTTTGTTTTTAAAGACTTAGATTCTTTTTCACCATAGTAAGGAATGCCTCCATCAAGTTCTTCTTCAGGTATGTCGATATATAAACTATAAATAACTTTTGTCATGATATTAAAATATGCAATTGAAAAAATACAATCTTGTAATGATATTGAATTAGTTAAAGATATAGCCAATTCTGTAAATAGCAACCAAGTTAAAAACAAAAAATGGTTAGTTAAGTATCTTAAACCATACTTAGATATGTATACTGATTCTAAAATCGTTGTTGCGGCAGGCTGGCACGGATTAAGTGCGCATATGATAAATCAAAATGTTATATCTTTTGATATGGATCCGCTTACTAAACAAGTTAAATTGTTTCCTAATGTCAAATATCAGTTGTCGACAATTGAAGAGTTTGATCCTTCTTCCTTTGATATTATAATATGTACTTCGTGTGAGCACATTACTGATACAGTGATAAATGATTTTATAAAAAAGAAAAAAGGCACAGCTCTAGTTGTTTTACAAAGTAATGACTACTTTGATATAGAAGATCACATTAATTGCAAAAATAATTGTGAAGAGTTTGCAGATTCTATTAATATGAGGATACTAGAGACTCATACATTAAAATTAAAAAAATATAATCGTTTCATGTTATTTGGCGTCTAAACTTGTTTTTGTATAAATAGTTTAAATGGCAGGGGCGGTTTCGTCCGACAAAGAAATAAGGAACATTTCATGGCCCAGTATCACGAATTTACCTTGGACCAAGGTACAGACACCACTATAGAACTACATTTAGTTGACACAAACGGAGCTGCTAAGAATCTCTTAGGCTATACCGTAACAGGTAAAGTTAAAAAGACTTATAACAGTGATAGTTCAGAGACGACTCCATTTACCGCGCAGATTACAAGTAATACTGGTGGTACTGCCATACTTTCTCTTACTAACTCTCAAACTGATTTATTAAAAGCTGGAAGACACGTATATGACGTTGAAATAGCTCATAGTGATAGCTCAGGAAATACTATTGTTGAAAGAGTTCTTGAAGGTCGCATTCAAGTAACTCCTTCCGTAACTAAATGAGGAACTAATGGCAATTAAGGTCACAACTGGTCAACAAACATTTGTTAAAAAGATTGTCGTTGGAACACCGATTTCCACTGCGCAAACCGATCTATCGATTGATAACTTTTCTGATTTTAAAGTTAGCACAAAATCCGATGGTCAGATACTAGTATTTGATTCTGCAGAAGCTGCGTTTAAAAACTATGAATTTAATGTCGGTAATGGATTAGAAAAATTCTATACGCCTGGTAACGATAAGCTTTTAATTCAAATTGACTCAAGTTCAACTCCCGTTGTTACCGGTATATTAACAAAAGGTGACATACTTCCTAGTACTGATAGTAGTTTTGATCTTGGTAGTAGTACAAAGAAATTTAAAGAT